AAACGGAAGTACTGGTTGAAAGCGAGCTGGACAGCCTGCGCATCCAAATGGGTTTACTGGACGGCCCTGAACCTGCTAAGGCAGAGGATGCCGTGTTTGCGCTGGACTACGATAGCGAGGCGGAGCGGGCAGAAGCGCGGTACAGGCTGCGGCAGCGGCAAAAAGCTGGCGCACGGGCCGGGGCGGCTGCACCTGCACCCGCAAAAGCTGGCGCACGGGACCTATCGGCTGGCGCACGGGGCTTCGCAAAAGCTGGCGCACGCTACGTGCGCGGGTTGGCGGCGCGTGCCGGGTGGGCACTGCGTAGGCTAAGGCGCAAGTGACGACATTCCTGCATGGGCTGGCAGGTGTCCTTATGGCTTGGCTGTGCCCGGTGTGTAGGCAGCCACTAAGCGACACGTTCCCAGCGCATATGACACCCCCGCAGTATTACCGCAAGGCGGGTACCGGGTGGTGCGGGCGCTGCCGTACCGGGCGCAAGTTGCGCAAGCCGGAGCCTGTGGTGAAATAGAATGGCAAGTCGTATGACATTGTGGCGCAAGGCAGACCCATTTTTGGCGGCGCTGGGGTCCCATGCGGCAAGGCAGCGGGCACTTGGGCAGCCACGTGTTAGGACCGCAGAGCAACTGCGGGCGCAGTGGCTTTGGCAGAAGTATCGGGTAACCCCGGCATGGTACGACGCCAAACTTGAAGAGCAAGGGCACTGCTGCGCCATTTGTGGCAAGCACCAAAGTGAATGTCGTCGGGCGTTTGCAGTTGACCATTCCCATACCACGGGGGCCGTCCGTGGGCTTCTTTGTACGCGGTGCAATACCGGGCTTGGCCTTGTCGAAAAATTCTTAGCCAAGGTGCTGGGTTATCTTGCCAGCTATTAACTTGGCCGAGGTATATACCACGGCCATGTTACAAAGGCTAGGCAGTTGACGACAAGTGCCAAGGCATAAACCCGCAGGCGTACTTATATGTACGATTACCGGGTTATGTTGGGGGTTTGTGCTGGGTAGTTTGCCCGGCAGGCAAACTGCTGGTACCAAAGTACCATTGACTTTAGACACGGGTGCGGGTAGGCTGGGTGCATGGACAACATTACGCTTGAAAAACTTTGGGGCGTCATTAGCCACGGCGACCGCGTAACCATTCGCGTGCCCGCAGGCATAGGGCGCAACGGCCAAGAGTGGGCGCAGCGCACGGGCACGGCAGTAATGAAGGGGCCTCACGGCTGGGTGCTCAACATGGGCGGCAAGCACGGCATCCCCGGTGTGGCCACTGTGTCGAACTTTGTAAGCGTAAGGCATCGTGGATACACGTACCACGCAAAGTAAAAGAATTTTGTGAAGGGCCATTATTTTTGCTTGGGCTCTTTTTAAGCTACGGAAGTCTTCCTAATGCCCTGATATGACAGGGCTTGCTGTGGAATTCCTAGTTTTTACCCCGTTACAGCCAACGGACTTAATTGCGCGCACGGCATACTAGTCGTGCGCCTACTTGTTCCCTTAATGCCCATTGCGCCAGCCGGGCACGCACAGGAGGTTACCATGTCATTAGCTATTGCTGGAGTTGTTATTCTTGTGGCCGCAGCGGTTGCGGTTTATGCGGACCGAAAAAAGCTGAGGTCCAAAGCGTTGGCAGCGGAAGGGCAGTTACTCTCCGAAGCGTTGAAGTTTGACGCGGCACTGCGCGCCAAGGAAGCCAACATCAAATCAGAAATTAGAGTTGCATTGGCCAACGCAGTATCTGATGCAACGGACGAGCTTGGCACGGCGGGCGTGGATGCCAAGGCTGTGCTGGGCAAAGTGTTTACACGTATTAGGGCTGCCCTATAATTTTTGTAGGCGGGTAGCTCAGGGGTAGAGCAGACGGCTGATATCCGTCAGGTCGCAGGTTCGAAACCTGCCCCGCCTACCAAGTATTAAAATTTACCTTGCTGGTGTATTGGCGTTGCCTTGGGTCTCGACGGTAACCGAGACGGCGCACAATGCAGCGTAATGGGGGCGGCTGGCCACAACAGGGCAGCAAGGTATAACACCAGTCCGGGCCGGAACAGGTGGGCAGTCCGGCCACTTTTGGAGAACAAAATGGACTACCTGATTCTTACAATCAAAACGAAGATTCAAACCGCTTGCGGCGAAGTGGACAACATTGGGTACGTTTGCGCCAATGGGATTTCGCGTTGTAAGAACGCCGAAGGCAAAGACGGCATTTCGTTTGTTAGCAGCGGGTACCAAGGGTTTGTCCCTGTTGAAAATATTCTCTGCATTACGCCGTCAACGCCTGTGCAAACACAGGTAGAAGCTTTCAAGTAAAGGTGCCCATTATGGCAGGGCGCAGGCCGAAACCAACAGCGATTAAAACGTTGCAGGGCAATCCCGGACACAGGCCGCTCAACGATAAGGAACTCGTAGCACCCAAGGGTGAGCCTGAGATGCCAAAGGGCATGTTGCCTGCGGCGCGGCGCGAGTGGAAAAACATTGTACCCCTACTTATGAAGCTGGGGGTGCTATCGCAAATAGACGGCAAGGCGCTGGCAGCTTACTGCGACACGTTTGCGCACATGGAAAAGTCGCGCAAGGATATTGAGAAGTACGGGCTGGTAGTGGAAGAGCCTGTCATTGACAAATTTAACAACCCTGTTGTGCTGGGGTCAATACCGGGTGTGCCGCCAGAGGCAGGCGCAAGTTATTTGGTGAAACTCAAAGCCAACCCGGCAGTGGCAAACTATGCATTGTTTGCAAAGCTGATGAAATCCTTTTTGATTGAGTTTGGGCTTACCCCTGCCAGCCGTGCAAAGCTGAAGGTGGAAGCCGACACTGGCGATACCGACCCGTTCGAACTGCTTATGGCAGGGCGGCAGGTGCCCGTCATTGGCGACCAGAAGCCAGTTTGAGTTTACGTGGGGCAACGTACACACATGCAGATGCGCGCCAGTGCGGTGCGCCTCGGTGGGTGGGCGTAGAACACGTGACTAAAAGGGGTAGGGTTTTGCGGCGTGCGCTGCTGCGGTCCGCAAACTGAGGCAGAGCACGTTACCTGCCCCAAAGAGATTACTATTGGGCAGTACAGTTGCAGTGATGGCTAAACCCCTGCGCGCATTCGCGCAATATGCAGGAATGTGAGCCTGAGCGAACTGCGAGGCCGTGTAAGCGGACTGCCCAATCCGAATTTTGTGGGCGCGTAGCTCAGTTGGGAGAGCGCCTGCTTTGCAAGCAGGATGTCGGGGGTTCAAATCCCTCCGTGTCCACCAAATAATTTTGCCCCGTGTACCACAGGTACACATTACTTCCATAATACCGCGTGCCATGCACGTGGGGGCATTGGAGGCAGTATGTCTGAGGTAGTTAAACGGCCCGCCGACCATCCGCACATAAATGCGGCGGAAGTGGCCTTGAAGTACGCTAAAGATGTGCTATCCGGCAGCATTGTGGCCGGGAACTTAGTTAAACTCAGCACAAAGCGGTTTCTTGAAGATTTGGCTTACGGCGATGCACGCGGGCTTGAGTTTAGGCCATACGCTGCGCAAAACGTCGTTGACTTTTTTGGCTTTTTGAAGCACAGTAAGGGCGAGTGGGGTGGCACCACATTCATACTGGCCCCGTGGCAAGTTTTTATACTTGCGAACCTGTTTGGGTGGTATTGGAAAGCCAGCGGTACGCGGCGCTTCCATGAGGCGCACATTGAGGTTGCCCGTAAAAACGGCAAAACAACCTTCCTAGCAGGCATTGCGCTGTACATGTTGCTGGTAGACGGGGAACCGGGCGCAGAAGTTTATAGCGCGGCAACAAAGAAGGACCAAGCCAAAATCGTATTTGATGAGGCTTGCAGTATGCGCCACAAGAGCCCGTTTTTATCGGCGCGCATACAGGCCAGTAGGAACAACCTTAGTGTGCTGGCAACCAGCAGCAAGTTTGAGCCACTAAGCAGCGACTTTAACACGCTCGACGGTTTGAACGTACACTTCTCAGCAATTGATGAGTTGCACGCGCACCCCGACCGTAAGTTGTACGACGTACTCAAAGAAGCAATGGCAGCGCGGCGCAACCCGCTGGCAATGGCCATTACCACGGCAGGGTATGACCGCACGGGCATCTGCTACAAGCAGCGCGAAGTTTGCGAAAAGATATTGACGGGCGCAGTGGCAGTAAGTAATGAAACAGACAGCATCTTTGCTTACATTGCCTGCATTACTGAGCCGGATGAACAGGGAAAGGGTGGCGACGACCCATTTGATGAGCGTTGCTGGCCTAAAGCCAAC